TCCACAAACGCAGACAAAATCATACATTTTCAACATTTAATTCCTCATAAGCCCGTTTACTGACCTCTCTCAAGGTTTTTAGCCAAACAAGTATGGAAAGTTCGCCTTTTTTGAATTGTAGGCTTTTCTCATCAGGGATTGTACTAATATTGTTCAACGATTCCATCATGTTGTCAATATCCTCCATCAAATCCTTCCACCCGTCTGTAGCCATCATGGAAAAGCGGTCTTCATAGTACTTTTGGAGTTCAGGAGTCATATATTACTCATAAAGAATATTGATTGAGCCAGCGTCAAAGGTGTCTGTGCCGTTTACTGTGGTGATACGGACTTGCGTTAGCGTATCGGAGAGGGTTTTAGCACCACAAATAGAACAAGAGTCGTTAGTTGGAGAGGTAGCGTTAGCCGTCATACCAGACGCAAGCCAAGAATTGCCACTTATGTTTGTAAATACAATTTGACCTATGTAAGTTGACGCGGCAGTCATTGCAGTTTGCGTTAGCACACCTGAACTATATGCGCTTGTATATGTGTTTGACGCGCCAGAACGAACCGTTACTCCGCTGTACCCCGATGTTTCGATTCCACCAGAATCACCTAACTGAATTTGGACAATGCTTGTACCGCTTGTACTCACCCCATTTAACATCACAGTAATACGCTTTACCCCTGACGGAATACCCGTAAAGTCAATACTTGTTCCGCTTGTAGAATTCTGAGCCGTAGCGGAGTTTATGACCCCGACTGTGGACAGATTGTTGCCGTCAAGAGTAATAGCCATTTAAGCCACCTTTAAAGCACGAAGTTCAGCCGTTGTTGTGCATGGGTCTACCAAGTTGGTAATGTCCCTCAGTCTTTGCTTTTCAGTCACGATTGCCGTAGTGTCTGCGCTTGTTTCCAAAGCACGTTGGAACAATACATCTTGTGCCGCCAATAATGGCGCACGTTCTGCCCGTAGGCGTGTCTTAGTGATTGCTTTGGCTTTATCCAAATTAACAGATACAACCCCATCTGCTAGTTCCCAAGCATCAAAGAAGTCATTGTCTGTTTGAGGTAGATCGGTGTCCTCCACAATGATGGAGTGGCTAGGAGTATCTTTGGCTTTGGTAGCCTCAATGTCTAGTTCGCCCGTTGGGACACAGACTGAGACATTGCCGTTTTCGTTGGTGAATATGATTACTTGGGTCATTTGTTTTCCTTTAGTTTCCGAATACTGATACGTTTACTTGCGCTGGATCAACTGCTGTAAAGGAGGTGTTTACACAAAAAATGCGAGCCGCAAAAGTTGTTCTGCTTGTTGCGTCAGAATAATCTCTTATTAAATAAGCACCAGATGTACCGCCAATCATTCCAGATAAAACGTAGTTAGTATCTGTTAAAGCAGATGTGAAATTAAGTGTGTAATCACCAGTACCATTGTCTGTAATTGAACTTACGTTGTAACTAGAACGGATAGCAACAGTTCCTGTTCCATTAAAGTTCACCCAAGCCAAAGCATTAGTCGTTACGCCCGCAGACTGCACCTTGATGATGCCTGAGCCATCAGATGTCTGTACAAGTCCAGTAGAGGTGACTGCGTTTATTGTGACTGTCATTGTTAGTCCCTTTTAGCGGAATACAGAAACAAAGATATTTGCAGAATCTTCTGCGGCATAGGTTGCAGTACTATTAATTTCTCCTGTTGTAATCCTTACAAGACTTGTCGTAGGAGTTGTGCTTGTATTCATATTACATACTTTGCCTCGGTTATCAGATGTAGCACATTGTCTACCGCAAACAACGCTGTAATTTGCATCAGGCATTGCAGTCGTAAAATTAACTGTGTAATCTCCTGTGCCGTTATCCGTGATGCTCGACACATTAAACGATGCACGAATGGCAACAGTACCCGTTCCGTTGAAGTTCACCCAAGCCCGACAAAGAGTCCCAATTTGCGTACCAGAACCATCATTAAACTGAGGTGGCGTTCCCGTGGTACTACTCTGAACTGTGTCTGTTAATAATGACCCATATGGCATATTTGTTCCTTAAAGGATTACCCACTTTGATCCGCTAGGGATAGTGACAGAATAACCATTGGAAATTGTTATAGGGCCACCAGAAACACAACTAGAGCCACTTGGAATAGCATAACTTTGTGTGACTGTTAAAGAGTTAATAACAAATGGTGTTGTAGCCTGTAACACAGGCGCACTTTGATTAAAAGTAAACGATTGTCCTGTAAAAGCCATTAGTACACTCCACCAAATGCCATGATGTTCAAATCTGCACTTGTTGTTCCAACTTGTTCAGAAACATATAGTTGATAAGACGCTGGCAATACTAGGTTATTAAACGAAACTGTGGTTGTAAACGCTTGTACTGTCGTGCTTGGCGTTATGGCTGAAACGGATATTTCCGTATACAAATATGATGTAGTTCCGTTATATATCCAAATATCAACTGTATTGGCAACTGTTGTTCCTTTTGCGGTCACAGTAATTGCATCAATCTTAGTTCCATTGGTAGATGTTGCGGTTAACTGCGTAAGTCCCGTAGTACCAGTAATGTTTGCTCTTGATGTAACTGCCGTGGCAGAGGTCAATGTCGCAATACCTACTATCGGGGTAAGCGGAAAAATGGGGGAAGTATTAGCGGGCATTTATAGAAAACCTCCAAAGTTTTGTTGCATTGTTATGTATAAGGATGGTGGGGTAGAGTTAACTGTCGCCCAACTTGTATTTGTTCCGTCAGTCGTGAGGTATTTGCCTGAGTTGCTTGTTTGACTAGGAGCAAGTGCATTAAAAGCAGATGTTGCAGTAGTTTGCCCTGTTCCACCATTGGCAATCGCCACAGTCCCCGTCACATTGCTTGCCGTTCCCGTGGTGTTTTGGTTTAGCGTAGGAATATCTGCGGCAACGATTGCCCTGAAAGTCGGAACTCCTGCGCTTCCGTTTGGTGCGGCTAAAACATAGTTAGCAGTCTTGGAGGCATAGGGATTCTGAGTATCACCATAGCCACTTGCTAGGCTAATCGCTGGAGTTGCACCGCCACTTGAGACAACTGGAGATGTTCCTGTAACAGAAGTAACTGTTCCTTGTGGATTGGACGCAGTTGTGATACTTGTTACTCGTCCATAGGTGTCTACTGTAATAACAGGAATCAAGGTAGAAGAACCAGTAGTTCCTGCCGTAGCAATTCCGCTTGCCAAGTCTATGGCAGGGGTTGCGCCACCAGAAGAAGTAATCCTTCCAGTACTTCCCAATACAGAAGTCACCCCTGTATTGGCAACAGTAATTGATCCTGCACCATTGGTAACGCTAATTCCTGTCCCTGCGGTCAACGCATGGGATTCCCACAATGAAGTGGTGGCGTTCCAAATCAGTACATGACCATTGCTAGGCGTTTGTGCTGAAACATTGTGTAACTCATCCATCTCGTAACCATTTTGGATACGGACTTCAATCGATCCTTGGTTTACATGACTACGAGTAACAACGCCTACATAAACCAAATGATTAGGGGCATACTGCTTGGTTGTGGTGTATGCGCCAGCAGTCGTAGAACTCAGATATAACTGTGTTCCAGCAGTAATCGCAGATGTATCTAAGCCTGAAATGTCTCCAGAGAGGATGGCATAGCCGTTATTGTTGTTAGAGATGTCGGCAAAGATCACCCCGAATGTCTGAGCAGAGGTGGCATCACTTGTGGCAATGGCTTTGGAGACTGTTGCCTTATTTCCCGATGCGCCACTTATGTAGACAACTGTCCCCTTGGAAAGCGTAGCCCCTGTCTCATTGCGAACCTGTGCAATTACCCTTGGGGAAGAGTAAACGGCAAGATCAGCCGTTGAGCCTGTGGTGGTGACTGTAACGCTCGTATCAGTCGAGGTGACAAACTGTAATGTCTCTGATTGGTCAATCTTTTGCCAAGCAGTTCCATTAAATATCAACCAATCGCCTACCGCCCAATCCGTAATACCATTAAGATTAGTAGACCCAGCAGTAGCAACAACGTAATAGTAACCGTTTGTTCCAGAACTACTAGTAAGAGTTGGAGTATTGCTTGTAGCATTCCATGTTCCTTGGTAAGACAAACCACCTGCGACACTTCCCCACGACAAAACACTTCCGTTGGTCGTCAGGAACTTGCCTGAGTTCCCTGTTTGGCTAGGAATCAGGTTGTTTATCTGGGTTTGTAGGGAGGCTAGAGTATCAAGTACAGACTGAGAAGTACCACCGCCATTGGTAATAACTTTGATTGATTCCGCAAGGTCAGGAGCAACAACTTCACCAACATTGAGTTCAACACCACTAG